CTTTCTATAAGCTTTTAACAGTTTGGTTGCAGCCTGAGAACCTTTCGGCAAATTGCCATCAGCTCTCTTTGCAGGCTTTCTGGCTTGACTTCTCGTATTGGTTGGTTTAGTAAATCTTTCTGCTTGCTTACCAAGATACATGGCTAACTTTATGCCAGTTGGATCTTCTTCAATTAAAGAAGTTGCAGTTTTTAAAGCAGTCTTATTCTTTCCAAGATAGAACATAACCTTTTCAGAGCCTTCGCCCAATCTGGCTATAATCTGATCCACGATCAAATCACCATCTCCAGGACGTACATTTTTAAACCCATCACGAACAATTTCGTCAGTTTGTTTATACACTTCAGGATCGATCTTGTTTTTAGTGACAAGCTCTGCAGCCCTTTCATAATGAGATTCCAGCCCTTTTGAAAGATATTGTTTTTGCTGTTCTTGCTGTTGTTCCAGCTTTTTCTTCTGTTCTATCTTTTGAAAATTATACTCTGCAAGCTGATTTTGATAATCTGTAAATGCTGTTTCAAATTCTTCGTCAGTATCAAAATCTTCCTGCTTGGGCATTTTAGGCAACTTTGATTTTTCAGGAGCTGCCGTTCCCTGCTTTAATTTAGCGTTTTCTTCTTTTAATCTTTGAATCTCCTCTTCTTTATCAGAAACACGGCTTTTAAGTTTTTGCTTCATCTTGATATGCGCGGTTAATGGTACTTCCTTAGACTCTTTGTCACCTTCTGCTTCTTCCTCTTCGGATTTTTGCCAATCTTCAAGGACGGATTCTTCAGACTCATCGGAAGGTTCTTCTTGCCCCTCTTCTTTTAAAGGCTCTGGATCGTCTAAAATCTCTTCTGGATCTGGCTTAATGTCTTCATCCTGTATTTCTTCAGGATCGTCTTCCAGCTCCGCATCCTCCTTTGCTTTAGCATCTTCCTTGGCCTTTTTAATCCTTTCTTCTTCTTCCTTGTTCCTGGCTTTTAAATCTTCGAGTTCCATCCGACTTTCTCCTTGTCGTAAAGGTTTTCCCTATGAATCCATAGGTAGATTTATATTTGCCTGGATTTACCTGTCCAGTACAGTATTAACCAGCCAAAGCCTGCTGGAATAATTCATCGTCTGTCATGTCCTCTGGTTGTTTTAACTCTATGATTTTACTGGCATTATCAAGTTCTTTACCGATGGTATCTACATTAGTATTATCTATCTTTGCACCAGCTTCCTGGCCCTTTATCATGGCTTCCAGCCTGTTGGTAACAGCTTCAAAGTTATCAACCATACGCTTCATGCCTTCATTTTGAGCTTCAAGCTGTATCTTCATATTTTCGTTCTGTGCCTTGGCAACTGCAGCTTCTCCCTTTCTAAGCTCGCCTTCCGCAAGTATCATCTCAACTGTAGGCTTGTCTCCCTGCTGCTGTGCCATAGCTAAAGCTTCTTTTTCTTCGTCAGTCTCTGGCTTTTTTATTCCCATAACGACAAGTTGTTTATTGGCATATTCTCTAATATCATCAAAGTCCACACCATCCATAAGCTTAAGCATTTTAAGCAATACCACTTTCTTTTCAGGCTCTCCAGGCTGAAGACCGGAATAAATAGTAGATAGTTTTTCAACGGTCTGCTCCCTCTGGCTGGAATATGAAGGCCCAATCTTGGGGTATACATCAAATTCCACATTATTTAAGTCGTTTAAGGTAATAATTTCACCAGTTTCATTATCTATTACCGTTTCAAGTACCATTGCGTCTTTCTTTGTACCATCTGGGAGTTCTATCTTTACCTTCCTGGGAATATCGTGTATTTCCTTGGCCATAGATTTATATACTTCTGCGTCTCGTCTTTTAGCATGTTTAAAGTTTTGCTGATATATAATAGACTGCTGATCTATCCTTGCTTCCAGGGCAAGAACTGCTTTTCCGGAAATATCAGGGTCTGCTATATCCTGCGGGATACCTGGGTTAGCTACATCTTCAACCGCTTCCCTTGAAAGATTAATGGAATGCACTAAAGCATCCGGCATTTTTTGTTCCGGCATTACACCAATTTGCCCCAAAGGTATTTCTTCACCTACTCCGTTTTTACGATTCATCAATAAATATGGATAGTTATTATCAGAGCCTGATATTTCATACATCTGCTCAAAGCCTGCGATCTGCTCTTTCCAAAATATAGGCTTTTGCCGGGGGGATCTGGACACAATATCGGCAAGATATGATAACTGAAAGTTACGAAGTCTTTGCGGATCTTTGGTTAATCTGGTTATTCCTTCCCAATGTTCTTCGCCTTCAACATAAGCTCGTTCTCCAAACATCGGAATTATAGGAATTTCCTCTCCTACGATTATATCTGTTGAAAGAATTTCTTTTCCGGAGCATATATACTTAGTTACTTGGTATCGTTTTACACCAATTTCTTCCACCAGGGTAAAGCCATCTCTTTTCATTTCGTCCATAACGTCTTTAACGTCAGATTCGTAAAAATCAAGCTCTTCTCCCATTGGAGTTAACATCGTTATTATCTTGTCTGATATCTTCTCCCGGATATAAATAGATCCTACATAAATATTATTAGATCCAAGCCCTACCCAGGGGAATACATACGATTGTTCTGGAGATTTAAAAGACTCTGCCGACACTTCGCCAGGATCTTCACCGGTAAGATCTATAACCAGATCCCTGTACCCATCTTCTGAATATGCTGTAAGCACAGATACATAGGTAGCATCTGATTTATCAAGTAATTTTGCGTTAGGGTCCCAAAATACAGTGTTATTTGCCTCAAGTATTGGCTTTCTTTTGATAATCTGCTTATCTTCTTCAGTTCTGTTACTTGCCTTATCTGTGTATAGTTCCCATGCTCCTTGACCACAAACAACAGTTTCCTGTTTTGCATTTCTATATGAATCAATAGAAGTATTTTTTGAATCATCAAATCTATACATACCGTCAAGAAGCTCTCCAGAATCCAGCTTGTCGTCATCATCAGGGACAAAATCTATCTGCACAGGGTTTTCTTCAAGATCTCCAAGAATTTTTCTGCCGGCCTTTCTTAATATGTTAAATTCTCCCCGGTAAAGTAGCTGAGAATCGGTCAAGATTGTGTCGTCCCATTGCGAAATAAAGTAGAAAACAAGATCGTCTGCCGCACGCTCTCTTGTCACCTGGCTATATGTATATGCTTTATCATGCATTTCTTTTAAATCTTTAAGCTTAATATCTGGCATGGCTTATCCCTAATGGTTTTGTAGGTTTAGGCATTACAAATGGAACGGCATTAACCTGAGGAACAGGCATTAACATCATGACCCCATCTGCAAGGTTTGGGGATTCAAACTTAAATTTGTCCTTCATCTCCCTCTTTGTGTATAGTTCAAATAATCCATTTGCATTAGGCTTTACCGGCATCCGACACAACTCTGATCTAAGCTTATGAAGTATGCCTATTGAAGAATCAAAAGAAATTAACTTCTCTGGATCATGATATTTATTCTCAACAACAGCTTGATATGTTCGAATGATTCTGTCTCTTAATATGAAATAATTCTGTGCTCTTTTATTTTTAAAACTTTGCTTATTTGTCTTTTGGTTCTGAATAAACTCTGCAGGCTCATAAATCGCATCCGGTAAATCAGGAGATTCAGAGCCTCTAAACATAGATATTTGAGTATGTTTCCCTTGAAAAGCTCTGGATGTTTGCCTGTTTAAACCTACCCCAAGACCATCACAATCCCAGGTATATATGTCTGAATTGTTTTTAATGGCCAGTCCTGTTGCCCAGTCCCCGCCCTCGTTTACATCACCGGTTGTTTTTTCTTGTAAATCGAGCAATACAGAGCCATGTCGGAAAGCATAAGACTTCGCATCTGGCCCCAAGTCTGATGGATCATGGGAGGATATTCTTGCACCTATAGGCTCAAATCCAAGCTTCTTATGGGCATCTATGCAGGCATCAAACCATTCTGATAATATCAAAGGATCTTCTATGGAATCGTTAAAGTCACCTTCCCATATATGATCATACTTTGATCTAGGTAAATGCTCATAATCCCAAAGCCTCTGTTTTTCAAGCTCTTTATGCCAAGGATTATCACGCCAGTTACACAATATGACTAGGTGCATATCGTCTTTATATATTCCATCTGATTTTAAAGTAGACAAAAATGGATTGATAAACCTTTCGGAAAATGGATCCGCTGCAGATTGTGGGTTAGCAGAGAAGAATAACTGTGATTTCCCAGCTCTAATTGTAGGCAAAAGATCATCGATAGACTGCTGACTTAATGATTGTGCCTCTTCAATCCATGAATATTTAAACCCTTGAGCAGACTTTACCGCCTCAGAGTTACGAGCAAAGCCTCTGAACCTAAAACCTCCACCAGTATTACAATCTATCTTCTTATCTGTGACCGTAAATCCAGGAACCGGTATAGTTTCAATTAATGTCTTTATTAACTTATGCACCGAATCATCTATAGAATTTTGAAATTCACGGCCACACAATATATCAGCCATTTCTGTTTGTGCCTTTAAAAGAAGAATTCTTGCTATACTTTCAGACTTGGCACTAGACCGCCCTCCAATCAAAACAACAAGCCGTTGATTTGATGTAAGTACAGGCTGAATTTTCTTAGGTAATTGAATCTTTGGCATAATTAACTTTCTGCCGGTTTTGGTTCTATTATCTCTATATCCCATTTAAGAGGATTATCTTTATCGCCTAAAATCTTATGCTCCTGCTTATCTGTCCAGTCTGTAACATTTTTCAATGTATTGTTTGTCATAAGTGGCTGATATTTAAACGATACTGCGCCCTCTATAAGGTTGGCTCTTTGTATATTTTTAAATATTAATAATGCTTGACGGAAAGTTTCATTTCGTTTTGCCCATCTTGAGAAATATTCTGCAGGATATCCCCGCTCTGCAGCAAACCTTTCAAGTAAAGGAGGAATCTTATCTTTCTTGTCTCTTTCCCTGCACCATTCAACCAAGGCACTGGCTTCTTCTTTAAGAAACTCATCATCATATTTTAAAGGTGCGCCCATCGTGTTACTCTTTTCCCTTTCTGTATTTATATCATGCTACTAAATTAAAATTCGTAACACAACTAGATAAAATTTTTTGGCTTATTTTCTTATGTTAACAATTTTAATGACATACCTGGCAGCTCTATACCTAAACATGGAACAGACTTTTCTTTTAGCCCCGCTGATTTTCTTATTTCATTTACTAATTTAAATTGTTCAACCTCCCATGATATATGCTCATAAAACTCTTTAAACAGATCGTGCGTTATATTAATTTCATTCTCAATATTAAATTTTATAAAATAACTTAATGCTTGAGAGTATAGGTTTTTATATCCATCTATTAAAACACCGATTAATAAAACTAGCCTTATTCTTTTTTGATAAAAACAAATATCAAAATCGCTTAAAACTTTAGAATCAATTATAAAAATATCTTCTTTACAAAATGGCTCATCATATTTTCCTAAAATGCCACTCATACCATCTCCCAATCCCTGTTCTTATAATACATAGTCAAAGTATTACCATCAAACTCTATTCGTTTAGGATTAAATGCCTTCTTCATCTCTATAAACAGGTCTGATTTATTCTTTTGCTTCGACTGCTTCTTTACTCTTTTCTTTTCCATCCTTCTTTATTAAATCCTTAATAGTTTTTGCTATCCCTATAATAGCAGCTACAACCTCAAGGGAGAACACAAGATATTTTCGTTCCTTCTTACCCATCTAATGATTACCCTTTAAATACATAGTTGCCGCACCTATCAAGGCAGATCCCATAGCTTTAGCGGCCTCAAATTGTTTAAGATATAGGAATCCTCCTATCAATGCACCGGACATAGCGAATAATACAAGATCGAAAAACCTGTTATAATTTATGGATTTATGCTCATCAGTCATGGAAGGCTCCTTTCAAGGCGGCTTGGGCGGGGCCTTTCGGTCATCGCCCCGAAAGACGCCCAATCAAGCCAAGGCAGGAGAAAATAATGAGTAATGTTATTTTTGAATATGCAGAATATTTTGTCAAGTCGAAAAAAAATATTAAAGAAATAAAAAAAATATCCGATAATTTAAATAAAGTTGTTGACATGTTTTGACGATATAGTGTAATATGTGGTCATAACCAGTCAGAAAAGGAGAAAACAATGACAAAACAGGAAATGGCAATTTATGTAGTTGACACTCTTTATGCTAATCATTTGCCGGGAAGAAGCAGCCAGATTACCGCCGATCACTTCAAAGTAAAAAGTCTTATGAGATTAAAGAAAGATCATTTACAAGAAAAATATGAAATGGCGCAAAAAGCAAGAGCGGCCATCAATTAATTCTAAAGGATTATAAGGGGTTGTGCCTTAAACAGCCCCTTTTCAATCAGTTAACCATAAAAAGAAAGGGAACAAATGAGATACTACATAAAAAGAACAAACCGTCAATGGCAATTAACAACCGAACATAAAGGCGAAAGAACAACCACTTATCACAAGACGTTAGAAGGCGTATTTAACCAAATGGAAAGGAGAAAATAATGTTCACGGAATTAATCAAAGACATCGAAAGAGCATATAAATGGGCCGGATATGAAAAAACATCTATATCGGTTGACATAGAAGAATGGAATAGGCCAACAATAATTTTTGGGGATATGACCGGGGCTGTTTATCCGTACATTTATAAAATATATGTTAATTTTACCGGGAAAACAGGAGATTTTATTATTTTAAGATTTTCTAACCACTCCGGCATGAGACATTTTGTTGACTGGCTATGCCTGCCCGATGATTACGCCATACTTCACAATCAAGACCGGTTACACGAGCTTTATTAAGAAAAAAGGAGAAAATAATGAAAATTACCGAAGGAAGTTTACGAAAAACTAACGCATGTGAGGAAGCTGTTAAGTTCTTTATTGAAAACTTTCCAAATGGGAACGAAATACAAGAATGGACTCCATTACATCAATTTATGATGTTAAAACATCCTATTACAAGAAAATGGTTTGGGTGGGCATTTAGAAACGAATTGATTCCTTTATGGTCAATGAAAAATTACGATCTCAGTGGAGCCGATCTCAGGGGAGCCTATCTCAGGGGAGCCAATCTCAGGGGAGCCAATCTCAGTGGAGCCAGTCTCTGGGGAGCCGATCTCAGTGGAGCCTATCTCGGGAGAGCCAATCTCAGTGGAGCCTATCTCAGGGAAGCCGATCTCAGGGGAGCCAACCTCACGGAAGCCGATCTCAGTGGAGCCTATCTCAGGGGAGCCAAACGTCATGAAAAAGATGAAAAAATTCCTGGATGGAAAGTTGTTAATGGAATTTTAAGAAAAGAATAGGAGAAGATAATGACTATCCACGATCTTATAATAAAAGTACAGCAAAACCTATCAGTACCAAAATCACAATATAATACATTTGGTAAATATCATTACCGATCCTGTGAAGATATCCTATCTGCTGTAAAAAAGGCTTTAGGTAAAGACGGTTACATAACAATATCTGATAAAATAATTGAAATAGCTGGCCGTCATTACATTGAAGCCACGGCAACCCTAACATCAAGAGATGGTAAAGAATCAATATCATCAACAGCCTATGCAAGGGAGCCGGAACAAAAAAAGGGGATGGATGAAGCCCAGGTAACCGGGGCAACTTCATCATATGCACGCAAATACGCATTAAATGGATTATTTGGAATAGACGACACCAAGGATGCCGACACACAAGATAATAGGGAATCTTACAAAGAAGAACAAAATAAAGAAGCACCAAAGCCAAAACAATCAACGAGTGCCCTGCCTGTATGCCCTGAATGCGGCCAAAATTCAATAATTAAAGGCAAAAAGGAATATGGGGGTGGGTATGTATGCTTCTCAAAAAAAGGCGGATGTGGGGCTAAATTTAAAGCCTTGGAAGACTTAACGCCTGCCAAATCTTTACAAGAATCCATCGATGAACAACTTGATACTGTCGGCAAAACAGACTTTGATTCTCTTATTTCCATGAAAATAGAACAAGAAAAGGAGCTTCTAGGAGAAAATCATAAATTTTATACCGAGGATTCAATAAAATATGATGTTGTTTGTTACTTGGATGTATTAAGAAACAATAATATGTACAGCAATGAAGAAATAAAAGGAAGGGCAGAAAAGAATATTCAAGGCTTTTGGAATAAGTTTATTGATTGGCGGTGGAATGAAGGGAAAATAACATCCGACGAAAAGAAACTAAGAAATCCAAGCAACCCACCATACAGGCCACAAGAACCGCTAACTGGCCCAACCGAAAAAGCAGTTCTCGGAAAGGATGAATAAATAATGAAAAAATTTCAAATAAAACACAGATTTTCAGGTAAAATCATATTAGAATTAGAAACTAAATCTTTTAAATTATGTGTAGAAAAGGCTTGTGAATTAAAAATAAGTCTCGGGGGAGCCAACCTCACGGAAGCCAATCTCGGGGGAGCCAATCTCGAGGGAGCCGATCTCGGGGGAGCCAATCTCGGGAGAGCCTATCTCTCGGGAGCCAATCTCGGGGGAGCCAACCTCACGGAAGCCTATCTCGATGGAGCCTATCTCGGGAGAGCCAACCTCGAGGGAGCCGATCTCGAGGGAGCCTATCTCGGGGGAGCCTATCTCGAGGGAGCCAATCTCGAGGGAGCCGATCTCGGGAGAGCCTATCTCGGGGGAGCCTATCTCGAGGGAGCCGATCTCGAGGGAGCCGATCTCGATGGAGCCTATCTCGGGAGAGCCAACCTCACGGAAGCCTATCTCGGGGGAGCAAAAGGATTAATTGCCATTCAATTTAAAGGATATTCTTTATATATACAAAAAGAAAAAACTAAAATAGGTTGCGAATATCGCACAAACAAAGAATGGTTGTCTATGGATTTTGAAACAGCCCAAAAACTAGGATGCCCTAATAAAGAGTTTAATGTTGCGTATAAAAAATTAATCAAAGCCGGGGTTTCCGTATTAAAAGAATTGGAGAATACATGAAGCCAAACACAATATTAAGAAGTAAAGACGTAGCCCACTTCCTTGACTGCAGCCCTGACGATGTCATCTTTTTAGCCAGAAAAGGAAAGCTCACTGGATGGCAGGAAGGCCGATACTGGAGATTTTATTTAAAAGATGTGAAGGCTTATAAACGAGAGATTAAAAAACTACAAAAATAGAAAGGATCATCATGAATATACCAAAATACACTTGCTTAAGATGTGATCATACATGGATACCAAGGACTGAAAACCGGCCAACTGTATGCCCTGGATGTAATAGCCCTTATTGGGATAAAAAGCGAGTCCGGCCCTTAAAAAACGAATCTATTGCTACCAATGAGAAATAAATAATGCTTGACAAGAAATAAGGGATTTGATATTTATTAAGATGCCAATCAAAACGGGACTAAAATATGATAATTCGACTTACAAAAAAGGTCATTAGATTTGCCCCGAAAGGGGGCCTCGAAAGAGGAACCAGGCGTCCTCCTGGTTGGCACAAATCTAATGGCCTTTTTTTATTTTTGGGGCAACAATGCATAGAGGCTATATAGCTATCTGGCGTAAAATTCAAGATCATGAATTTTATAGAGAAAAAAGAGTATTCTCTAAATATGAAGCCTGGATCGATATTTTGATGGAGTCACAGCACTCGTACGAACCTCAAAAAGTAATGCTTGGAATGAAAATTTTATATTGTAATTATGGAGAATCTTTAAAGAGCATGAAAACATGGGGCAGGCGATGGGGCTGGGGTAAGACAAAGGTAAAACGGTTCCTAGACCTGTTACAAAGGATGAACCAAATTGTGTACGCAAATGAAACGATAACGACACGGATAAAGGTAATAAATTACGAGAGTTACGACCCCAAGCGTAACGCATATGAAACGGAAACGGAACGCATCGAGAACGCATCGAGAACGCAAGGGGGCACAGACAAGAATGATAATAATGGAAAGAATGAAAATAATAATAATATATATGACGAATCGTTCAAGCATTTCTGGGAAAGTTATCCAAAAAAAGTAAACAAGCAATCTGCCTTAAAAGCCTGGAAAAAACTAAAGCCGGATGTCAAGTTGATAGAAATTATAATTCTCGACATTAAAAACAAAAAAGACTCGGAAGACTGGACAAAAGACAATGGCCAGTTTTGTCCACATCCTTCATCTTACTTGAATGGGAAAAGATGGGAAGATGAAGACTCGTTAATTAACAACAAAAAAAAATATGATGTTTGCTATTAGGAGAACTTTATGTTTACCACTCCGAACGAGAAAAAACTTTTATATCCAGAGGAAGCCGAAAAGATAGAACTCGGAAAAATACTTCTTAATTACAATAATTATTTTCTATCTATTCAAGAGAAATTAAGACCAGATGATTTTTACAATACAACGCATCAAGAGATTTACAGAGTTACCAGAGATTTGTATATACAAACTGGAAAAATAGATTTTGCGGCCATAGCAGAAAAATGCGGAAAATATCATGGTGAAATTGCCAACCTAGTTGAACAAAGCGATCTATACCGAAATTTATCATGGCCTTTACAAAAAGTTTTATCCTTTTCAAGGCGAAGAAAGCTCCAAAACGGTATATATAAAATTCAAAAACAAATTGGCTGTGTAGAAGATGAGCAGGCACTTTTTAATGAATTGGCCGATATAGCCGTCAGTGGAAGGCGAGAAAAAGGCAAAATCTATTCTGGCAATGATTCTGCAAACCGCATATTTGAGCGGCAAATTCAACGTCAGTCGCAAAAAGATACGATAGAGGGCTTCCGCACAGGGTTTGTGCATTTAGACCACCATTTTGGCGGTTTGGTGCCTAAAAGGGTAACTTTATTGTCGGGTCCGTCTGGACATGGGAAAACCGGCATGGCCGTAAATTGGTTATCTAACATTTCAATTAAAGACAATGTGCCGGGATTATTCGTTTCTTTGGAAATGGGTGCCTCCGATGTTGAGGATAGATTTTTATCTATTTTAACAGGAATAAGCTCAAGAAATATAAAGGCCGGCATCATGAACGAAATTGTTGATAAATCCCTTGTTCTTTATAAAAAAGCACCTCTTTATGTATCCGACAATAATCCAAGGGACATTCATGATGTTTGTGCAATGATAGAAAGATACGCCCTTACGAAAGAAATAAAGTTTTGGATTCTCGATTATATAGGGGAAATCGTAAGGGACGAATTTAAAGGTCAAGAAGGAAGGGATGAGAGGTTTGCCCGATGGGTTAAATTACTCCGTGACGTTTCAAAAAGAATGGATATTCACGGTGTTATTCTTTGTCAGGTAAATGCTGAAGGAAACTTAGCAGAATCAAAGAAAATGGCGCACATTTCAGACGGCTGGCTTCACTTCGAGAGGGATGGGGCATTACATTTATTGGAATGCAGAAAAAACAGATTCGGGCCAGCAGGTTATAAATATCAAATTGATTATAATCGTAATACTCAAGAGATGATCGAGGAAGGAATTTACCATGACGAAAATTGAAGATATGACAGAAGATTTAAGAAAATGGTTACAACTTCCAGGGTTTTCAAAGAAAGAACATATAATTAATTTTTGTATTAGATACACTTGGCTGGAATATAAGAAATTAATAGAGAGAAGAAAGGGGATAAACAATGATGGAGTTTTGCACTGAATGTCCGATTATCGACTCCACCGGCATATCATGTATATATTCAACCGTTAAGTGGACAAAATATATGCCGGGAAAGGGATGTCCTTATGAGAAGATTGGGGAGCTTAAAAAGGAAAATAGGAAGTTGAGAGAAATGATAATCGACATGAAGGGAGAAGATGATGCCTGAAATAAGCATAGATATTGAGGTTTGGTGTTCATGTGGAGAAGGGCTTTGTGGCCAATCTGAAACTAAAACAACACGGTGGGGATCGGGAATAGTAGTTAGCCCATGTCAAAAATGTATGGATGCACAATATGAAAACGGGGTTGATGACGGCGTTCTCCAAGAACAACAAAATCAATCCTAACGCCCCAAACATCAAAAATAAGCTATTATTATTTAAAAAAGGATCTTACTATGTACTTAATGTCATATCGAAAATTTAGGGAATATTGTAGCTTTAAATACGTATCTCAATATGGGGCGGTTCTTTGTGACATACTTTGTGATTTAAAAGCATTGAATTTTGATTGTAAAGAAAAAGATTGTCCAATCATGAAAAAGTGTAAAAAAGTAACAAAAATGAATGTAATGCAAGCTGGCTATGGTTATTTAAACGTATGGGTGAAGGAGAAGAAATGAGAGAGATTAAGTTTAGGGCTTGGGACAAGGTGATGAAAAACTGGATGCCTGAAAAGTTAATTGAGGTGTCCAGCCATGTTTTTATAAAGAATACTAACAAGCGTGGTGGCTTCGCTATTGGCACATTTGATTCTGAAGCTGAACGCTTTATCCTTATGCAGTTCACCGGCCTCAAAGATTGTAACGGCAAAGAGATTTATGAGGGGGATATTGTTATTGCGGATTGGGGCGTAGGACATCCGAATCCACAAAAAATAAGTATGCGGGGAATATTGTGGGCTGATATGGAATGTCTTATATCATCCAATATTGAAGTCATCGGCAATATCTACGAGAATATGATATTATTAGATGAAAAGGAGAAGAAATGAAAACCGATATATTAATTGCTTTTTTAGGGATTTTTATAGGTTTTTACATCGGCCACATATTAACAAAAACGATATATACCAACCAAGAGAATCAAGATTATTGGAAAAAGGGCGTCAAGCTGAAAGTCGATATTGATCCTAATATGATGGATTCCCATTTCTCATTTGAGAATTTTGATTCCTGGTGTAATGAAGGGTCAAGGTTTGGATATGGAAACAAAACAATGATAGAAGTAAAGGAAATCGTTTGTCCATGCGGGGAAAGGAAATAAACCATGAAAAAGAAATATCTAACCGAGAAAGAAAAAAATACTTATTGTCTAAATGTTGTTAGGGCCATTGGCAATATATTACTTGTGGCCGGATTTGTTCTTGTCGCTATCGGCGTATGGGCGGCAATAGCCGATGCACAGGAAGTCCAGCAGAATCAAAGATTAACCTTTGAATGGAACGCCAATCAAGAAACCGATCTTGCTGGATATCGGCTATATAATCAGTCTGAACCTAATGCAGTAATTATAGAAATACCGGCAGGCACAGAGACAACCCAGGTTGACATGACGGTAACTGATAATCAAGAAGTGTGCTTTTATTTAACGGCATTTGATCAAGGCGGCCTTGAAAGTGATCCTTCGAATATTGTTTGCCATACGTTTGCCTTTAAGCCCGGAAGCCCTACAAATTTACAATTGTCTGTGCAGATAGTTATTAATATTAATTGAGGTGGGTATGAAGTGGCCAAGAGGTAAATATAACGGTTGTAAGATTGGCGGGATAGAAATTAAAGTCCGTATAAATGTTTTTTGGTGGAATTGGAAACCGAAAGTTTATCATGATCATTTGTGGGCATTTCATTGGATTTGCTTCCATATTTGGATAGCTCCAGAATATGAATTATATACCACTAAAAAGAAGGATAACCCATGATAATAGGAATCGATTCAGGCAGAAAAGGGGCGATTGGATATATATTTGATAATGGCGAATATTTTAGTGTAATTGATATGCCTAACAGAGTTAAATCCGCCCTTTTTGTTAAAAAACGATATGATGCAACATCGGTTTTTATTGAAAAGGTAATGCCTTTCAGGGGCGCATCACCAAAGAGTATCTTAACAATGGGTATGTATTACGAGAGAGCGTTAATGATTGCCGAGATATTAGCCGAGTATTCTATAAATAAATGCCAAATCTATGAGGTATATCCAAAAAACCGAAACAAAGACAACGATCTACCCGGGTGGAAGAAATACCTTGGACTTGATAAAGACAAGACTAAATCGATTATGATGGCTAAAGCTATTTGGCCGGATGCGCCTATTGAAAAGAAACATGATGGCAGGGCAGAAGCATTATTAATTGCGGAATATGGCAGGCAAATAATGGCAGAAAGGGGATTGTGATGGAAATTAAAAAAAAAGTTAATGAAATGACAAAAAAAGATTTTGAATCTATTCCTTATCGCAAAGATTGGAGTACTCCGGTTGTATTTAACAGTATGGTTATAATCCCCGGCAAAGCAAAAGATTTACATGATAGTGGATATAGGTGTATGGATTTTGTTGCTATAAAGGGGAACACGCCAATATGCCGTCTATCTGGATGTAGTGATGTGATTCATATAGATGGAATTGGCGGTTATGGTGATAATTGGTTAAAGAAATATGGCCGAGTCCCTAATGAAATACCACCGTCTGGATGGTCTATTGATTGTTTGCCAAAAAGTGGCCTTCTTAGAATTTGGCCATGTTCTGGAAAAATGAAGGCAGGGTCAGCGTCATCATCATTCGAGATTTATTCCTTAAAAGGGGAAAAAATTAAATGAAAGAAATACTAATTAAAAACATGACGGTATCACAAATAAGAAAGGTTTGTAATAAGTATTGGCCGAACAAAGAAAAAAGATTTTCAGCAAGATGCGATATATGCCCTTTAATGATAAAATCCCCATATATTTATGATAGTGAATGTGTATGGTACAGGCTTGGAATATTAAACGGCAGACACCTTAATAAGAAATATCGAGGCAATGTTTAATGTTTTACAGTGAAATAGGAAGCACAAGGGTAAGAGGAATTAATGAGCGTATCCTTTGGGAAGAAGGCAAAGACGATGAATATCACAAGTTTTGGAGAAAATACCTCGTATCATTAATATATGATATATTTATACCACCAGCAACGGCTGATTATCCTAAAATAGAACAAAAAAAAGCATATATAATGGTTTTTAAAGATAAGATGGATTATAACAAAACAGGAACGTTTGCATGGACTTGTGCTGTGCTTAATCTTCATCCAGATTATGTTAAAAAGGCTGTCATTGCCGTATATACTATGTATGAAAAGGAAGGGGGAAAGATAACTAAAATAGGTATTAACAGAGTACTTGAGCAGTATGGTATAAAAAGAAAGGTTAAAAAGTTTTATGATGATGACATTGAAGCAGGTAGACAAAAAATGATAAGAGAGAAAAGAAAGAAAAAGAAAGGGGAGAGTAATGGAAACAATAATTATTTATGAAGTAGTAAAAAAATTAATAGGCAAAATAAAACCTATTGGAGAAACAAACATAGATAATACAAGATTTAATAACTTAAAAATTCTAACTGAATTGGTTGATAAATTAATATACGATATTGATTCTATCATACCCTACAAAAACAAGCCCGAACACAGCATGAAAAAAGCTGGTAACTTTGCTGATAAGTTTTTTGATAACCTTGGTATAACAGAATAAAGGAGATTAACATGAAAAAGGAACTTATGTATTGGATGGTCATCGCAACCTTGAGTATGGCTGTAATCATTTGGTTTGGGGTTGTTTTATTTGGCTGTAACTCGTCTCTTTACAATGCCATAAAAACAACAGATATGATCGTTAAAGGAACCTGCGAAAGCATTAATGAAACATGCAAGGCTCCGTATTTTTCTGTTGAAGAAAGAGATGCATGCAGAGCCTTAAAAGTATTTTGTAAAGCCTCTTATCTTGGAAAGGACACCGCCATAGAATTTAATGAGTTGTATAAAGATCTTAAAGAATTGCAGGAGAAATAAATTATGAAAAATATTTTATTATCTTTTCTTGTTTTAGGTTGTCTTTCTTTTGGAGGATTCTTAGGTTCTTATCAAGCTCATAAAGTATGTGAAGAACAAGATAAATTATATAAAAAACATTCAGAAGAAATAAAAATATTTAAAGATGCTTATACAAAAACTTTAGAAGAGTATATTATTGAACTTAATAACTATATTAAAAAGTTAAAGGAGGTTCTAACTGCTTATGAAAATCCAACAAAACCAAAAGAAATCGGTTAAAATCACTTGCTTTTTAACCAGAAATAGTGTATATTTAAGGAGTGAAAT